AGCACGCATTGCAAAAATCAAACCGGTAGGACCAGTCATTGGCTGAACGCCAGCAACGTCATAAGCGATAAGATTAGGTAATGCACGGCGAACTAAACTAATCAAGATTGGATCGAAGTTAGCAACACCAGAACCGGTTGCGTTTGTAGGACCAGCATCAGCGATTTCGTTCAACTGTCTACGGTCTTGAGCCATAGCTTGTTGTTGGTTTTCCAAAACAAGGGCAGTAACGGCACGCTTGTATGGGTCTTTGATGGACTCAAGTTCTGGATGATCCAAAACTGGTTCCCATTTCTTTTGTAGTTCTTCGGTGAGATACATTAGTTTTTCTCCTTGTTAGTATCTAGAATGAAATCTTATTTATGATTTCAGAGTTTGTGAGATTGTCTTTGCGTAAATTTCCATTGAAGGATCAGAAGACTTAACGCCTTTCTTTTCTTCTTCAACAATAACTTCTTCAAAAGCTGAATTATCTGCAACTTTAACATCAGACTTGAAATATGATTCTTTCAATGTGTCGAGTTTGGTTACAAAATCTTCTTCTGTAGTAAAATCTACACCCTCTGCGAGTGATTTCATTTTTTCTACTTGGGTCTGCGTCAGGCCTTCACACGCTGTGTGTATAGCCTCAATTTTTTTAGATTCACTTAAAGACTTTTTCATCTCGATAGCAATTTTAATTTGCTCATTGAGTGAGTCTTCAAGTTCGGAGACCTTGTTGGTTAATTCTTCAACAACGTCCACTTCGTCTTCAGGAATATCGATGTAATGTTCTTCGAACAATCCTTTTAATCCAGAAATGAAGTCTTCAACGATTTCGGCACGGAGACCTTTTTCGATTGCAAGTTCATTCTCTTTAACCCATTCTTCTACCATGTAATTGAGGTAATCATCAACCTTAGAAGCTAATTCTTCTTTAACTTGTTCAATGGCAGTTTCGAATTGTTCTGTCAACTGTTCTTCAGCGGAAGCAATAATTTCTTCTGCACGAGCAATAACAGCAGCTTCAAAAATGGTAGTTGCTTTGGTTTTAAATTCTTCTGAAAGATTTTCACCAGAAAGAAGTGCGTCAACATCTTCTTTCATTTTTTCCTTCATTTTTTCTTTGCGAATTTCTGCTTTAATCATTGCTTTGTCCTCTGCTGCGTCTTCGTGTTCTTCTTCAGTAACAACTTCTTCTTCTTCAGATTCAGTTTCTTCATACTGTTGGAATGTTGCACCTTTGTTTGCTGTCATTGTTTGTTTGGCCAATGTGCCAGCCTTACGGTCACGAATGCTGTCATATGAATTTTCAGAACCTTGATGACCACCCATATCAGCCGCACCAGTATCACCGGCTTTGTCTTCGGCAGGTTGCTTACCAAGTTTTTTCATTGGTTCGGAACCAACAGGTGGTTTTGCACCTGGAGGAGTTGCTGTAGGGGTACCCTTAGTGTAATCTGGTAACGTATCGTTAACATCATTAGGTGAATCACCAATTTTGCCAACGTCTTGTTGACCAGTAACAACATTAGTGTTTAATTTTTGAGGTTTATCGTGACCACTCTGCTTAGCAGAAACATTTCCTTGAAGGATGTCTTTAGCGGCTTCGGACAGGTTAAATTTTGCCATTTTGAAAATCTCCTTGATTTGTATTGGATATTTATATTTAAAGTTTTTTCAGGAAGTTTTCGAATATGCGTAGACTTACTTCCTCGATTTCTTTCTGAGAGGCTTTGCGAATTTGGGATTTCGCTTGAGAGTAATCTTGTTCAGTCCAAACGCCATTGACTAACATCCATTCCTTTCCTTCCATAATGCCTTGCACGAAAGCATTAGGTGCTGAAGGGTCTGCTACTATATCCGCCGCTGTGGCTAGATGAAAATCATCTTGAACTATATGTACACCATTGATAGTTTTAAGAGAGCCCATACCTCTGGACGACACACCAATTTGTGCGCCACCCTCTAGTAAACTCTTAACAATGTTTCCCATTGGTGTTTCAAGAATTTTTGCTTTGCCTATCCAATCATTTCCTTCTTGTCTAAGGTTTGTCGTTAGATGGGAAACCCTATCCAGATTGATTGATGGTGTATCGGGATGACCGAGTTCACCAAAGGCACGATTTTTATTAATGTATTCTTGTGTATAACGGTCTACCTCTTTGGCCATAGACTCTTTCATATACTTGCGGCCATTGCGGTTTACCACTTCTGATTGTAGAAATGGACCTTCGATATACAACGATTTCTTGCCGTCTTTTTCTTCGACAAGATAGTTGATTGTTTCGAAAACTTCTTTGATAAGTTTCATTATACCCCCATCGACTTTCTTCTTTGTAGAGCTCTAAACCTTTTACGGATAGATTGCCCCATTTTTGCCTTACGTTTAATCTTTGCCCGTCTTGCACCCATTTTTCTGTGTCTGCGTTCCATTGGTGTCATACGACTTAATTTACCAAAACGAAACACAAAACCTTTGACTGCTGACTTCTTAACTCTACGTTGTACTTTACCTTTTCTGATACGCAATCGTATTAACTTGGTTCTACCTTGTTTTAATACGTTTGCCTCAGTTAAATCTTTATCTAATTCTTCCGCAACTCTTATACCAATCAGTTGCAGTTTTTCTTCTATAATCTTATCTATTCTATTTTCAAGTATTCTCCGAGCCTCAACGAGGTCATCATTGAAAATACTTGAAACAAAATCTTTCATTATGGTTTTAATGAATATTCACCATAATTAAATGCAGCAGGATCATTAAACTGACCACGTTGGTAGTACGCATTATCTTTACGCAATTCCATTACCATCGTATAACTATCGTTAGCCGCCATACCTCTTGTTACAATGCCAATGTTTCCGTTAGAACCTGGTTGACCAGCAGTATTGTTTGGAATAGTAATCCAGTTTCCTGCACCGTCAAATTCACCGTTACCATTCATAATTATTATTGGTAGGTTGGTTGTTGCAGCCCAATATAATTGAACATCTCCGCCAGCTGCACAATCATACCATAAACGATTTAATTGTAAACCATAATAAGGTTTTGCAGTATTACTAACACTTAAGCTAGTACGCAACGGAACATTATTTGCATCTAAAGCGCCATACAGAGTATTGGCTTGAATACGAGCAGAGTTGCTTTCTTGGCCAGTTCCGTCAAACGAAGCTGTTAACTTGATAACCACATCTTGTGTGGTATCTTTCATGACTTGAAATGTAAATGAATTTGCCATTTGTTATCCTAAAGTAATATTCTTAAATTCGTCTGGTACAGAGCTAGACCAATGCATAGCTTCGTATGGTATCGTAACATATTTATTAATCTTATCCACATGATATAATGCCACTCTTTGGCCATTTGGAAAATTCCTAATCGCCTTACGTTTCATTATTAAAACGTTAGGAGGATCCGCTGGCAATTTAGGTGCCGAACGCTTTTCCAATATAAATTCTTTAAGTGTTTTCAACTTGTTCTTCTTCTGGAACTTCAGGCCTAACGATTAATGTACGAGCAATCTCTTGTTTCTTGGCATCAATATGTGCCATAACTCTATCTTGAATATCCGAATACAATGCATCTCGCATATCTTTAGCATTGTCATCATATGCATAGTCAATAATAGATTTTGTTGTGTCTGTCATTTTTATCTCCAATTCAATATTTATAAGATACGTTTCAATTTATCAAAGGTGTTAAAACCAATAACAACTTCTTCTTTTTTCTGTGCTTTGGTCATATCAGCTTGATGATCCAATTGAGCCTGTTGCATATCAGCTTGATGTTGTTGGTCATCAGGGTTTCCTGGTTGACCAGGCACTTGACTCATCATCTGTTGTTGTGCAACGTCATTCATAACACCAACTGGTAATCCTTGACCATCTTCTTTCTCTTGCTCAATCTGTTTCTGCATTTCATCGATTTCATCATCGTTCAAACGCAAGACATTCTGTTGAATCCATTTTTGAGAGAAGTATCTACCTGTATAAGGGTCAACTTGACCTAACAAACCTAAACGATTTGTCATCAATTCTGCTTCTTTTAATTCACTAAAGTTGTTGTCCCTTATGAAATCATAATGGATGTTTTCTTTGAATAAATCAAATTCTTCTGCTGTGCAAACGCCTTTAAGTACCAACTGTACACGCAAGGACTGATTAAACAAATCAGAAAAGCGGTTGCGAATTCTATCAACAAATTTAGAGAATTTTAATTCATCTCTAGTAACTTCAGTAGAACGACCTAGTGAAAAACCTTCACTTGGTTCTAAACGAGAAATTGGTACACTTAATGAACCGTATAATTTCTTTTGAAAGTATTTAACATCTTCCAACTCACCTAGGTTTTGACCACCTGGTAGTGTAGTAATCTCTGTACCTTTACCACCTTCACGGCGAGGCAACCAAAAGTCTTCCATCATGGATAAGAACTTGCGGTCATCACGAACTTCACCTGTGTTTGCATCATAGACAAGTTTGTTTTTATACTTGACCATAATATCACGGAGATACTGTTCTGCTTTTAATTTCGGGAGATTACCCACATCGATATAAAAAATGCGGCGCTCAGGAGCACGACTAATTCGGTATATGACAGTAGCATCTTCAATCATCCTTAATTGGTTGAGTGGTTTGATTGCTTTATGTAAGTAACTCAGAACAACAGCACGGCGAGCATCCATTAAACCTGATACAACAGCAACAATAGAATCTGTTGTAATACGAACACCAATTGGACCGTAGTTACTAGAACCTCCAGTAACCACCTTATCATTGTAGACATAGTATTCGTTAACCGTGTCCATCATTTCTACGCCTGTGCGTTCATCTTTTTTCTTTTTAATCTCACGCACTTTGCGTAGTTTGCGTGGATCAACATATCTTAATTCTTTGATACCTTGTGTAGGGTTATCTCTATCAATAATTACATGATAATAAAGTCTACCATCAATATAATATCTACGGAAAATATCATGTGCCATATTATTGTAGTTCAACATACGAAGAATAACATTGAATTCTTCTTTGATGGCTTTTTTAATTTTATCTGGTTGATCCAGATTATCTAAAATAATATTTGTAATTCGACCATCATCATCTTGTACGATAGCCTCATTCATAATATCATCTATGGCCGACTCAATCTCTGGTTGCATGGCCATTTCTCGATATCGAGAAATCATTTCTACTTCATTTTTTGCACTACCGTCTAAGTCAACATAAGTTCCATAATATGCAGCAGATGTAATGTTAATAGCCCCGTCATCGTTAGATGGGGGCGAAAAGGTTTGTTGCACGGCCTTGTCTTCTTCAGACTTGTTCCGTGCAATCGTAAACCCAAAGAGAGAGAATTTATTTAAGGCTGCCATATTGTTTACTTTTCCAATTCAAAAAAACATAAAAGAAGGACCGAAGTCCCTCTTACCAAATAATTAATTAGTTGTATCAGCTTCCCACCATTGATAAGCAAATGTCGCTGAATATTCTTCAATCGAGTCATTGCTCTGCCAATCCAAGTCGATTGGTGCGATATCAAGTGGAAACAAACCAACAAATTTATAAGACTTTAAAATTTCTCCAGTTTTGCTGTATTGTGCAACTGAAGCGTCAACAGTATAACCTCCTGGTGAACCTGCAGCTGCGTTGCGTACATTACCACCATGACTATTGATTGCGTTCATCCATGATTCTAGTGCGTTACGGATTGCGAAATCTTCATCATTAATAATTTGCAATGTCCAATCTGTAAAGGTTCTGTTACCTGCAAATTTCAGTTCACGGCCAAAATAATAGACAGGCACAGTACCAACGGTTGAACCTGGTAATTGTGCTGTTTTGGCCATAAAACTTACTTTTTGACCTGCAACTGAACCCCCAGTAGCTACTGCGGGGAAAGTTAGAGTTACTTGAAATAGATTGGGACGGGCACCGTCACCAACCATTTGACTTCTAAATTCTGCTACGTTGAATGCCATTTTGTTTTCTCCTATTCGTTAGTATTTATTAGAACTGACCAACGACTGTTGTGAAGTCAACACCAGTTCCAACTGCAACGAAATTCAATTGGATAAAGTTGATTGAACGAGCAGGCTTGATGTAGATATCTCCAACAAACTGGTTACTATCAATTATGTATCCTGTATTGTTAGTAGAATCACACACAACACGGAAGTCGGTGATACCACGGCGACCTTGAACCTCACGCAAGAACGGAGTTACTAACGCAACAAACTGAGCACGGGTAAACTCATCATTGAATTCAAACAATGAATATTGTGCGGCTTTAGCAATCGCTTTTTCTAGTGTGATAAACAATCTACGCACGTTGATTCTATCAAATGCAGATGGTTTAGCTTGTAGTGTTTTATCTCCAAACAATACGATACCGTTACCAGGGAATGAACAAACAGGATTTACACCTGCATTGTACAAGGTATCACGGTATGTTTTACTTGGTGACCATGCCAGTTTAATAGCATTCTTAATATTACCACGGTTGAAACCAGCAGGCGACCACCAAGGATCACGAATCGTATCAACATATGCACACAGACCAGCAGTATCACCGTTTAGTGGTACCCAACGATATGTGCTATTGTATTTGTCGTACATATATTTCCAACCAGAGTCAGCAACAGCGTAAGACGATGAACGTGCTAAACTTCCTAACCAAGTTACAATATTGGCGGCTTCACCACCATTTTGGTTAACAACAGCACTATAAGGAGGTGAAATAAATGCAACACAATCTTTACGAGTGTTTGCAATATTATCAATAATATATTGTTGAACAGCAATTGAATGACTGCCAGTTAATAACAATGAAACTTCAATTGTTTCTTTGTTTGCAAATAAATCCCAACCTAATTCAATTTGACCATCGGTTGGAGTTTCATCTGTACCGCCAGCCAATGCAACAGTAACAGGTGCAGTTAAGCTTGCAAAAGTTCTACCAGTTGCTAACTGACCCCATGTGTTTGAAGTGGTTGCATATTGTGGAGGATCAATTGCATAAACGTAATTTGAATTATTAAAAATTACTTGCTTATAGTAGTTTGTTTGACCGTTTAATGTAGCATCAAAGGCCTTTGAAACAAATGGATAAGTTTCTAAAACTGTTCCAGCTGTACCACTAAAAGCACCAGTAGTGTCAATAACAACTGCGTGTAATTCATCGGATGCACCACCAGCATTTGATACATATTCTGAAGTACCTGGTGCTGAAGTAAAGTAAGCCTTATATGTCCAAGTTGTAAATCCTACTGAATCACAAACAGAAACACTTAAAGCATTTCCTAAAGAACCAGCATATCTCGCAAT